ACCGAGACACTAATTAGGAGAATACCCCGTGGCAACACAAAAGAAACCAAGCGACTTTACTGGTCGCCAACGAGATGCCCTCGTCGCACAGCAGTTAGATGACCAAGCGGCTCGCACAAGCGAACTTGCAATGGCTACTGCAGAAGCTGCTCGTAAAATTGAAACTGAAGTAATCGACGCTACTAAGCCAAACCAGGCACAACCAGTTGTGCTTGACCAGGTTGTAAAGAGCGAAGACAAAGCTGCAACAGTTACTATTCGAGTATCTGATGATATTGAAGGCATGACCTTTGGACCTAATAACTACTACAGTTTCAAGGCCGGTCAGAAATATGAAGTAACCCCGGAACTAGCGGCTCACCTTGAGCTAAAGGGTTACGTATCAGCAAGATACTAAGCAGTATTTTAGACGGGGCAGCGGGCTATTATGCCCGCTGTTTCGTTTTATCCAGACTTTTTTACAGTTCTCAGGCACTATAGAAGTGACTACTTTTGTTAGGTTGGGCGTTACATGGCTACGATTACAGACCTAGTTACGAAGCTTCGTACAGAGCTTAGTGACCAGTCTAAACAATTTACTAAAACCTTTACCGGTGATGGCGTTACCACTACGTTCAATTTAGGGGTTAAGCCGGTTGACGCTGTAACCCTTCTCGTAAAAGACAACTCTACAACTTTAACTAACCCAGCTGGTTACACTGTTGAGACCACTTATGGTATTGTTCACACTACCGCAGCTATAGCTTCTGGCCATACCCTAACCGTGACTGGAAATGTGTGGCGTTACTTTTCTGATGATGAGCTAGCTAGCTTTATCAACACCGCTCTTACACAGCACACTACAGGCCGCACAGACTCGTATGGAAGGGCTATTACGGTCTCATCCCTACCTGAGATTGAAGTTTACCCGTTGGTCGTCCTAGCGGCCGTAGAAGCCCTATTTGTGCTTGCTACGGATGCTTCATTCGACATTAATATCAACGCTCCTGATGGCGTTACTATCCCAAGAGGTCAGCGCTTCCAGCAGATTAGCAGTTTTATTAACCAGCGTATGGAGCACTATAGGAGCATTTGTTCTGCCCTTAATATCGGTATTTGGCGTATTGAAGTAGGTCAACTCCGCAGAGTTAGCCGTACTACAAATAAACTTGTTCCAATCTATATGCCGCAGGAAGTTGACGATTCTCGCAGACCTGAGCGCGTCTATATGGAGAACGACCTTCGTGGACGCACAGTATTACCTAGCACAGTGCCAATTTACGACCTAGTAATTCAGCAGGGTGACTCTTTCTCGGTAATCTTAGACTTCCCAAATACTACTGATTTTAATGACTTAGTGTTTAAGGCTCAGGTTAGAACTTATCCAGGTTCCCCTACTATTTGGGCCACATTTACAATCACTGTTTATGATGCTAACTTAAAGAAGCTTCAGCTAAGCTTAACCAAGGATGCTACAAAACTTCTTCCGGTACGTTGCTTCTGGGACATTCAAGCTACATCTTTGTCTGATTCTACATTTGAACAGACTTACTTGCAGGGTCAGGTATTTACTAATCAGCAGGTGACATTAGACTAATGACTGACACTATTATCATTACTCCGTCACCGGCTGTAGAGGTTACTGTAACTCCATCTGCTCAGACTTCTACTAGCCCAAGCACAGTTAGCGTCTACACCGGTACTCCGGGACCTACTGGGCCGGTTGGGCCAACTGGGGCCACTGGACCTCAAGGCCCTGGCGGTGGCTCATTAACTTTTACACAAAATTCAGTTACTACTACATGGACTATAACTCATGCTCTTGGGTACTACCCAGCAGTCACAACAACCGATTCAGCAGGAACAGTAATAGAAGGAACAATCTCTTATCCATCTCTAACATCGGTAGTGGTTACTTTTGGAATTGCTACCAGCGGCTTCGCTTATCTATCTTAGGAAAATAAATGGCTAGAAAATTTTTAACCCCAATTGACCTCACTAAACTTGAGATTCAAAATGTGGCTTTGCAGAACCTTGGCTCAGACCCAGGTACGCCAGCTACTGGTCAAATCTATTTCAACACCGGTGGAACCGTTAAGGTATACAACGGCAGCGCTTGGCTAACTCTTAGTACTTCTGTTGGAACTGTAACCTCTGTAACTGGAACTTCTCCAGTTGTTTCTAGCGGTGGAACTACTCCAGCTATTTCCCTAGCCACTGGCTATGGTGATACCCTAAACCCATACGCCACTAAGACTAATAACTATGTTTTGGCTGGTGCTGCTTCTGGTGGTTCAACTACCCCTACATTCCGTGCTTTAGTTGCTGCTGATATTCCAACTACTCTAAATGGAACTACTTTTAGTGGCGCTGTTGCTATGGGCACTAATAGAATTACTGGACTTGGTGAGCCGTCAGGTGCGCAAGATGCTGTTACTAAGTCCTATGTAGATAACATTTCTAAGGGCCTCAACGCTCATGAGGCTGTTGCATACGCAACTACTGGCGCATTAGGTACTGCTGGCAACCTTGTTGGTGGAACTATTACCACTACCTATGCTAATGGAACGGCTGGAGTAGGCGCAACTATTACAGTTGCTACCTCTTCTAACTGGACCGCAATTACCATTGATGGGCAGTCTCTGACTGTTACAGACCGCGTTCTTATTAAAAACCAATCTTCTAACGTACAAAACGGTATTTATACCGTAACGTCTGTAGGTGCCGTTGGAAACACTACTTCATTTGTATTTACCCGAGCGCTAGATATTGACGAAGAGCTTGAACTTTCCTCCGGTGATTTGACATATGTAATTGCAGGTACCGCAAATGGTGGTAATGGATATGTACTAACTACACCTGTTACTATTGTAGGTACCTCGCCGGTTGTTTGGTCACAGTTCTCAGGCTCATCCTCTACTCTTGCCGGTGCTGGTCTTGTAACTAACGGGTCTAACCCTAACCAAGTAGATGTTGGTGCTGGTACTGGTATTACAGTAAATTCTGACAGTGTTGCTATTGACACGGCTGTTGTACCCAGACTTACATCTGCTAACGCTTTTACTGTTGGCGGGCAAACTATTACTAACGATGCTGTTGGAACTGTTCCTTTACTAATAAAAGGCGCATCAGGTCAAACAGCAAACTTACTGGACATTCAAAACTCTGCTTCAACTAGCGTGAGTGGTTTCGGTAATACAGGCAATCTAAGAGTCAGAACAGCTACCGAGTTCTCTGCCGCGCTAAATCTTGCCGCCGCGGCTAGCACTCAAATTGGTGCCGTTATTCGTGGTGCTACATCTCAAACCGCTAACTTGACTGAATGGCAAGACAACAGTGGAACTGTTTTAGCTCAAATAACTACAGGCGGGCAATATGTTTCTCCTCAAAGAGTAACTATTGGTTTAACTGCTTTAAGCACTGCGGCGCAACTTGTTGTAAATAGCCCAGTAGACAGGGTGACAATAATTGCTAGGGGTGTTGCAAGTCAAACTGAAAATTTACAGGAATGGCAAAACTCTGCAGGTTCAACTAGAGCACAAGTCACTGCTGATGGCTCGATTCTTACTAGCGCTACTTTGACTACAACTCAGAATCTTAGAGTTGGTGGTTTAGCTGCTAACGGTGGTGGACTAGGAATCATCGGTATTTCAAATGCGACAACTGTTCCAACATCTAACCCGACGGGTGGAGGTGTCTTGTATGTTGATGGTGGTGCTTTAAAGTATCGTGGCACATCTGGTTCGGCAGCTACTATTGTTAACGCTGATGGAACTAGCCCAGGCATTAAAAAAGCAGCAAGCACCGTTGTTCTTACAGCAAATACACAAGCTACTATTAACCACGCACTGGGCACCCAAGCAGTTGTTGTGCAAATGTTTGATTCATCCTGGAATCTAGTAGATATGGATGTGCTAAACTTTGATGCAAACAATGTAAAAGTAACTTCTCAGACTGCTGGAACATATAACTACGTAATTATTGGATAATAAATGACTAAAAAAATATTAACTGATTTAAATGCTGCTGGTCGTACCATAACTGCAACCACTTTTGCTGGAAATGCAACCACCGCTACTTCTGTTGGTAATTCTTTAGTTTTAAAAGCAGATACTGGAACTACTGAAGGTACAGACCTTTACACTTTTAACGGTAGTGCCACCAAAACGTTAAATATTGTCGCTGGTTCTAATATTACTATTACAAAAACATCAGGTCAATGGAGTATCGCTTCTACTGGTGGAGGTGGTTCTGGATTTACGGGTGCAGGAACATCCATTACAGGTATTGCAGGAACTAACGTTAATGGTGGTTCTGGAAGTATTACAGGCTCAAATATAATTCTGACTACTGGAACAGCAATTACTAGTCAAGATGTTGACCCCGAAATTAGTAATAATGCAACATCTGGAAATCTATACCTTAAATCTGGTGATGCCACAGGATTTACTGCTAATTCTGGAAATGTCTACATAGAAACAGGTGCAACGTCCGCAAATGGAGAATATGGTTATGGGGTAAATGGAAATGTTTTGATTGGTGGCGGTAATACAAAAGCAGTTGGTATTGGGTGGACAGATACAACAGGCTATACTGTTGGTGGTGCTACTACTGTAAATATTATGGATAGGTCTTCAACTGCTTCTTCTAAAGAATTAAACCTTGCAACTAACGGTAATTCAACCATAAATATTGGAACTACTGCTACTAACACAGGCATAAATATTGGAACTTCCGCTACATCTACAACAGTTAAAATAGCAACTTCGGCATCAACTACTGGAGTAATTCAAATAGGTACAAATGCTACTCTGTCTTCTACCTATCTTTTTGGTAAAAAATTTGTTTGGCAGCCTTTAGGTGGTACAGCGTCTATACCGACTGCGCCCACCGTTTTTATTGCTGCCGCTACCCTAACTGCTGCAAATATTTTAACTTTTATTATTCAATATACTGGTGCTTCTGGTGCAGGGTTTACACTGCCTACTGGTGCTTCAATGGATTCTGGTGTACAAAACTCATTCACTGCTACAGGAATTGAGTGGACATTTATGAATACAAACGGTGGAACAGTTACACTGGGTTCGCCTGGTTCAAACCACATTATTATAGGAAGCGGCACCATTGCAACTAACGTTTCAGCAAGATTCCTCTCTGTAAGAAGTACTACAAACGTATGGGCAACTTTCAGGATAAGTTAAGCCTCTACTAGGCTAAATAAGCATTTAGAATAGGATTATGCGCGCATATACTCCAGGTGGTCGGTTTGACTCCGATTTTGAATCAGATCAAATTAGCGAAGGCATAACCGCTGACCTTACCAACCCAGCCGGTACTTCAGCCGAATGGTGGAAGTTTGACGCCGCTAACTCCACCAAAGACACCATCTATGACGTCGAGCCTGTAGGAACTGGCCGTGTCTGGATTGGTCCTAAGACTATTTCTGTGGTCAGAGCTAGCCTTACTCAAGGCTCTTCCTTGCTTAATGAGCGCGGTTTCTACAACGTAGATACTCTGCACTTAACCCTAAATGTGGACGATGTTCAGGCAGTAGCCCCAGAAGTGTTTACTAATATTGGCGTTATTACTTCAATCGTTGACTTGCTAGACAAGTACCGCGTTGTATATAAGGGCCAAGTTTTCAGGCCTACTAAAGCTCAGCCAGCAGGTTTGGTCGCTAACCGGTATACTTTAGTAGTCATGGACCTTTCACAGCTTGCTCCTGATGAGCTTGTCAATGACTCACAATTTTTAACATACGCACAACCCTAGGAGATATAAATGCCTGATATTGGCTCAAAAGTAACCCACGTCATTCAAGCCAACTCAAATGGAGAGTGGAAGAACATGACTAAGCATGAGGGTATTGCTGACGCAAAAGCCCACATGGAAAACTACATCCCAAAGAAAAAGCAAGACAACTACCGTATTAGAACTCTTGCGCAAGCTGGTCTTACTAGAAATGTAGACAGGGCACCTGCTGCTAAGAAGGCTGCCCCTGCCCCAAAGAAAGCTGCACCAGTCGCAAAGAAGGCTGCTCCAGTAGCTAAGAAAGCTGCACCTAAGAAGGCTAAGTAATGCCTTTTAAGTCTAAGCAACAAGAAAAATGGATGTTCGCTACTAAGCCAAAAATGGCAAAGAAGTGGGCTGAAGAAACCCCTAACCAAAAAGCTTTGCCTAAAAAGGTAAAGCCAAAAACAAAGAAGAAGAAATGACTATCGACGTACCTTACTACACCGGCCTACTAATCGTTACTGGGCTAATCATTGTTCCTGTTGTCCACCTTGTGCTTAAGGCAATTGTAGAGTTGGACAAAAACCAAACAGCTAGGAAGAAGAAAAAGTAATGGGATTTATTAGAGGAGCTGCTAAAGCAATTAAAGTTGCAAAAGCCGTTAATGACGTTAGAAAATCTGGCGGAGGAGCTGACGCTGTAGCTGGTGCTGCAGGCAGGGGTGCCCGAGAAGTAATTAAAAAAGCTTTGCCGCTTGGTACAGGCAAAATTGTAGATAAAGTTGCTGGCGATAAAATTGAGAGGTTTGCTACTCAAAAAGCTAAGCAAGGCATAGATAAAGGTACTCAAGCAGTTCAAGGTCGAATGGGCCACTTTAATTCAGCCTCTGGTGCGTCTAGCAATAACTCTTCTTGGGATGCCTGGGATACTCCATCAAGTAATTCAACTTCTACAAGCACACCAGCTGCAGCTCCTAAAAGCGACCCTTGGGCGTGGTAATAATGGCTAAAGTAACTGCTTCTGGAAAAGCGCATAAAGTCACTAAAAAGAAGGTTGACAAAGGCGCTGGTAAAAAAGGCGACATTATCGTCGAGCAAAATAGCAAGACTGGCAAGAAGCAGCGCATGAACCTTACTAAACTTGCTGGCTCAAAGACCGTTGCTCAAGGCGTAAAAGCTACTAAGAAGTTTCACAAAGAGCACCCGGAAATTAAGTAATGGCTGAAAAGAAAAAGACAGCTAAGTCAAAGGTTAATGAAGCCGGCAACTATACTAAGCCAGAGCTTCGTGCCAGACTATTTAAAAAGATTAAGGCCGGAACTAAGGGCGGAGACCCTGGTGAGTGGTCAGCCCGTAAGGCTCAGCTTTTAGCAGCTGAGTACAAAAAAGCTGGCGGAGGCTATAAAAACTAATGGCTAAGGCAAAATCTCAGAAGTCACTAGACAAGTGGACTAAGGAAGAGTGGGGAACCTCAGATGGTAAGCCGTCTAAGGGCAAAAAACGCTACCTTCCTAAAGCGGCTTGGAAAGGGCTTAGTTCTGGAGAAAAAGCGGCAACTAACCGCGCTAAAGCTAAAGGAAATAAAAGTGGTAAGCAGTTTGTACCACAGCCAAAGAAAATTGCTAAAAAGACAGCAGCATATAGAAGGAGCGCATAATGGCCAGTGAAGCATGGCAACGTAAAGAAGGCAAAGCTAAAAAAGGCGGCCTTAACGAAAAGGGCCGTAAGTCCTACGAGAGAGCTAATCCTGGCTCTAACCTAAAGGCACCTGTAAAGTCCGGTGACAACCCGCGTAGAGCCTCTTTCCTGGCTCGTATGGGTGGTAATCCAGGTCCTGAGCGTAAGCCAAACGGAGAACCTACTCGTCTGCTATTATCATTACAGGCATGGGGAGCTTCCTCAAAAGCAGATGCAAAGAAAAAAGCAGCCGCTATGTCTAAACGTCTTGAATCTAAAAAAGGAAAAAAATAAATGGCCTTGTCGCAAACTCTTAATACTGTTGGTGGAACCGCAGTAAAGCTTAGCCCTACTGTAGATGGTAGTTGGATTACCGCTACCTTGACTGTTCAGAATAACAGCACCGCGGATACTATTTACCTAGGTACTTCTGCAGTGACTACTAGCGCTTATGGTTATGTTCTTCCAGCCGGAACTACTAACGTAAAGAACTCACTTACTATTAGCCTTACTCCTAGCGATGTACTTTATGCTATTTCTAGCGGAACTACTACCGCAGTTCCAGTTATTTCACTAATTAACACCTTTACCAAGCAAACTCTTGTTAGCTAAAGGTGAAGCCTAAAAAGCCACAAGCCCTAAATAAAGCCACTAAAGCCATGCGTAATATAGCATCGGCTGAATTAAACAAAAATATGGGCAAGTTTAAAACCGGACCTAATGCAAATCCTGCCACTAAACGAAGTAAAACAAGATCAGCGTCTAGAACTAAAGCCGTTGAAGATTTTAAGGAGTAAAAGCAATAATGCCTGAATGTAAATGTAATAATTGTAAGTGTCGAAAGGACCAACCAAATGGCTAAGTCAAAAACCTGCACCTGCGGTAAATGCGCCGCGTGCAAAGCCAAGAAAAAAGCCCCTTTAGGTCAAGGTAGCCGTTTTGCTGCTATCGAAAAAAAGGCCGCAAAGTCTGGCGCAAAGAACCCTGCTGCGGTCGCCGCTGCTGCTGGTATTAAAAAGTACGGCGAAAAAAAGATGGTAAAGCTTGAGCAAAAAGGCAAGCGCGACGCTAAGAAAGGCAAATAACCATGGCAATGCACTCAAAGAAAAACGCTAAGAATAAGTCAAAGAACCCTTGGTCAGGCTCACCGGCTGACGAAAAGCAAGACAAGAAGACTATGCAGGGTATGAATACTAAGCAGAAGGCTGCTTTTGAAAAGGCTGACAAGAAGATGGACGCTAAGAAACCATCTAAGGCAGCTGACAAGAAGATGGACGCTGCTCTAGCCGCTAAGGTTAAGAAGACTGTTCCGGTCAAGAAAAAAAAGTAAGTTTAAACAAATAAGTTTAGCCCTGCGAAAGCGGGGCTTTTCTTTTATCCTAATATTAGCCCTATGCGGGGGCTGATTTAAATTTGCGTTTTACTTTGCCACTCCATTGGAGACTAACATGTCAGCTATTGACAAGGACCCTAAGTCCAAGGTATCTAAACCTTCGGGCAAGAAGTTCCGCTTAGGCTTTAAGGATGGCTTTTTAGGCGGAAATTTAGCGTTATTTATGGCTATTTTAAGCGATAACGAAAAACGGCGTGAAAAATGAATATAGAATTCAAAGCTTCCGCATCTAAGTCACTAAAGGGTATTAGCCCTCAACTTACCGTACTTCTTAAAGAAGATGCTCGCCGCGCTCAGTGGCCTAATGATATCGTCAATAGGCTAAAAGTAACAATCGAGGATTTGAACATAGTTATCTATTACCCTGAGAAGTTTGCTTCTAAGGTCGAAGACCTTGAATACGGTACCCAGAGTGACTCGCCGCAGTCTATCTTTAGACTATTTATTACCAAGCACGGCGATACCATATCTAACAGTATGGCCGAATGGTCTGTTGACCACTTAATTAGTCAGGATTTGATACCGTGAGTTTTATCCTAAGTGAAGACCTGGCCCTTAAGAACATACTCACAGGTATTGTAGTGGCTGACGACAAGAACGCTACCCGTTCTGTGGGTGTATGGTTTGCTAATCCAGACCTAGAATCTAGAGCCCAGAGCTACCCTTATATTACCATTGAGCTACTGGACTTTGACCCAGCTACCTACCGTCAGCACTCTGGCTTGTTCCAGGATAACGATCTTCAGGGCACAATTGCCCCTAGCGGAAATAGGACTTACACCTATGAAATCCCTATAGCCTGGGATTTGACTTATCAGATTACTACTTATTCACGCCACCCAAGGCATGACCGAGCTATCATTGCTCACCTATTAAATAAGGTTTTTATATCAAAACGCGGTTATTTGGCCGTTCCTAACGACCTAGGGACAGAGACATCTTATCGCCATTTGATATTAGAAGAGTTCACAAAACGTGATACCATAGAAGATAACCGCCGGTTATACCGAAATGTATTCACCGTGACAGTAAGTAGCGAAGGAACCACAGCTACATACACAACAACTGGAAATACAGTATCCACTGTAAAAATCAACAAAGCCACAACAGCCGATATCCCACCTGGTCAACTACCTATCTAATATTTGTTTATCCTCAACTAACCTCAAGGAGAAAATCTTATGGCGACTTATAACCGCCCCGGAGTATACCTAGAAGAAGTACCTTCTTCCGTAGCGTTGTCCTCTACCCCTAGCTCTACTGTAGCTACCTTCATGGGCTACTTTGCAAAAGGACCACTTGCTGCTACCCTAGTAACTTCATGGAACCAATTCACCTCTTTGTATGGCGACATTCTTGATAATGCTGCTGACCCAGATACTGCAACTGCGGTTTATCTATTCTTCGCTAACGGTGGAAGCCAGTGTTACGTAGACCGTGTAACTGTGAACGCAACCGCTTCCTCTGTTGCAATTAAGGGAAACACCACTGTTGCTATTGCTACAGGTTCTACTGTTGCTCAAAGCGGTACTTCAACTACTTATACAAGCGCTACTCACCGCCTAAAAGTTGGACAGACTGTAGTAATCGCAGGAGTTGAAGCATCTACTGCTAGCCCAACTACTGTTTATCAGGGTACTTTCGTAGTAACTGCCGTTCCTAGCGCAACTACTTTCACAGTTACAAACGCTGCTGCACCTGCTACTGCTGTTTCTATCACAACCGCTGGTACAGTTACTGCACAGAGTACTACAACTGAACTTACCCTAACCGCTAAGAACCCTGGTGCTTGGAGTAACGGTCTTTACTATGAAATTTCAAGCTCAACCTCAAGCACTTCATACCCAGGTAAGTACTTTAACCTAGCTATCTACGATGGGGGAACTACTTCAGGATTTATCGTAGAGCGCTTCAGCGACCTTACATTGCTTGCTACAGACCCGTCATACGCACCTACTATTATTAACGCGTCTTCTAACTATGTAACCGCTACTGACTCTAACGCGTCAAACCACACCTCAGTTACCTTTGCTACCACAAACACCCCACTAACTACTGGACTAGTTTCTGTTAGCGCTGTAGGTGGAAACGGTGGTTCATCCGGTGCTACAATCACACTAACTGGCACTATTCCAGCTGTTAGCATTGGCATGGTTGTTATCGGAAATGGTATTACAAGCGGAACTACTGTTACAGGATTTAGCAGCCCTACAGTTACCCTAAGCGCTAACATGGCTGTGCCAACTGCGACTTCGCTTACTTTTGTAAACTCAGCCCTTACTGGTGGTGGCGATGGCTCAGCTGTAACTAACAGCGTTATAGCTGCTGCTACTTCAGGCTTAGACTCAATTAACCAGCCTATTCTATTGAATGCACCTGGCGTTACAGCAGCAGCGGATGTAAACGCGCTTCTTACTTACGCTTACAACCGCGGCGATGTGTTTGTTCTTATTGACCCTACACAGGCAACAACAGATGTAACAAGCCAGCTGACTTTGGCTAACTCTTACACTGGTGGAGCTGCTGGAGCTGCTGCTCTTGGTTATGGTGCAGTTTACTATCCCAACTTAACAATTCCAAACCCAACTTCTAGCAGCCCTGGCTCAACCGCGGTTGCTTACCCAGGTGGAGCAGTTGCAGCTAAGTATGCAACTACTGACGCATCTCGTGGTGTGTTCAAGTCTCCTGCTGGTCTAGAGGCTCGTTTGTCTGGTGTTGTCTCAGTACCTACTTTGACAAACCTAGAGTTGGACTACCTAAACAACGGTACATCAAGCCCTAACACCTTTGCTAGTGCTACCCCAGTAAACGCAATTCGTTACATCCCTGGTTCTGGAATTGTAGTTATGGGTGCTCGCACACTTAGCACTACATACAGCAACAAGTATGTATCAGTCCGTAGAAGCCTTATTTACTTACGCAAGGTTCTTACTGACGCAACTGCTTTTGCTTTGTTTGAGTCAAACGACGAGCGCCTATGGAACCGTCTACAGACTACTTGTGAAGCAATCCTTATTAACTTCTGGCAAACCGGAGGTCTAAAGGGAAACACAGCATTGGACGCTTTCTACGTAAAGGCAGACAGCTCCATCAACACCGTATCCAGCGTTGCTGCTGGTGAGGTTCACCTAGAAATCGGTGTAGCCCTTCAGCGCCCTGCTGAATTTGTGGTAATCCGTATTAGCCAGTACGACAGTGGCTCTGTTGTAACAGTCCTTTAGGAGGAAATATAAATGGCAACTAGCGCAATTTCACGCTTTTCCAAACTAGCAACTGACCCTTTAAGAAATTTTAGGTTCCTAGTTGACTTCCGTGTAACCGGAGATACTGGTGTACCAGGCTCAACTGCGCCGGGTAAAGAAAGCTTCTTGAAGTTCAAGGGCGGGTTCACTTCTGTGTCAGGTCTTAGTATGACTATCGATGGAATCAGCTACCGTGAAGGTGGTATGAACACCTCTCTACACCAGCTACCTGGTCGTGTGAGCTTTGTACCAATCACTCTAAGCCGTGGAGTAATCCTAGGCCAGAGCGAAGGAATCAACTGGTTTAAACAGTTGTTTGCTGCTAGCTCTGGTGATGGTATTGCTGGGATAGATGGTTCGTCATTCCGTTGTGACCTAGACATTTATGTACTAGACCACCCAGTAACTGGTTCTCCAGCAATTAGCTCATCTGACATCATTAACAAGTCTGCATACAAGATGAAGTTCATTGTCCACAACGCCTGGATTTCTGGCCTTAACTTTTCAGACTTAAATGCATCTGAAAACGCATTGATGTACGAAACTATGACACTAGTACACGAGGGCCTATCAGTTCAGCTAGCTAACTTTGGTTCAAACGTATCTACTACACTTACATAATTTAGTAATTAAAATCTGATAAAATACCAATAACTAATTAGGAGTACAAACATGGTAAATGATATATCTAACGACCCGGCTTTAATTTCTCAGTACGCACAGGACTTGGAAAAAGGGCCAGAAGTCGAAATTAAGACCGTTGCACCGTCAAACTCGAATGTAATTCTTCCGGGTGGATTCTTGGCTAAGGATGGTTCTTTGATTAAATACGGCGAAGTTCGTGAGCTAAACGGCATGGACGAAGAAGCTGTATCAAAGGCTGGCTCTGCTGGAAAGGCTCTTGCTGCGATGTTGCAGCGAGGAGTAGTTTCTATTGGAACTAGCCCAGCAGACAAGTCAGACCTTGACCAACTATTGAGCGGTGACCGAGACGCATTGTTGATTGGAATTCGCCGAGTTACTTTTGGCGATACTGTTGACTATGAGTTTGCCTGCCCACATTGCAACACAGACTTAGAAGTAGCCGTTGATTTGGTTAAGGATGTTCCTATCAAGGAGCTAGAAGACCCGATTAATGACAGGACTTTTACCTATATTTCTAAGAAGCACGGAGCAATTGTAGTAGGCCTTCCTACCGGTGCTGTGCAGAAAAAGCTTGTTGAAAACTCTGATAAAACAAACTCAGAGCTCAACACCATCTTGATCGCTGGATGTCTTAAGTCTGTAAATGGTGAACCATCACTTGGAGCTAGCACTGCTCTTACTCTAGGTATGGCTGACCGTGACGGCGTAATCAATGAGATTATCAAGCGTAACCCGGGCCCACGCCTCGGGGAGGTGAAGACGACTTGCGAGGCTTGTGGTGAGGATATCCCTCTTCCACTGTCGTTAGCCGACTTGTTTCGTCTATAAAGAAAAAGACTACGAACAACTACTCGACGAATATGAAGCACTATCTCGAACATTCACTGGCTGGACGCTTTCTGACATCAGAAGTCTGTCTGTAAGAGAACGTAGAAACTGGCTGTATAGAGCGGCTCGGAAATAAAGGTAGAGTAAGTTGGCTGTAAAAGACTCCTTTGGCTTAGGCGGAGGTTCATCAAAATCCCGCCTAGTCGCTAACCTTACCGAAGAATACCGCAAACTTAATAACGTTCTTAAAGAAACTGAGAAGTTATCTAAGAGTATTGCCACTAATTTAAAAAACTCTTCTGGCGGTAAGGGCGGCAGTAACGCCGGTGGTGCTAGCTCTATGACTAGCCCTACCCCTCCTCCAGGCCCAGCAGGTCCAGCAGGCCCGGCGGCCCCTGGAGCACCTGGGGGACCTGGAGGACCTGGCACTGGTGGCTCGACTAGTAACTATTCTATGTCATCTGCTATCAGAAGCATGGCCGGTACAGCATTAACTGCTCTCGCTACAGGCGTAGATGCTGGACAGTACGTTGAGAATGATATAGCTCGTCGTCGCTTTGGTTTCTTCTCTGGGGTGTATTCTAGACAAAATGACAATATCGGCACTATAGCCGGTATGAAAGCATTTGCTTCAATGTCTAGCCGTGGAACCCCTGTAAGCGCTATGGACGCTGCAAATGCAACTATGGCGGGTAGCAGCATGGGCATTATGCCGGGCCTAAAGAACTATAACACTATTATAAATAGCACCGCTGGTATCTCTAACATACTTCCAGGTAGCGGCCTAGAAGGCGCTATGGGTGCAGTATCTGCGCTTAACCAAGGCGCAAGTGTTAATAAGCTTCGTATGATTGGCATTAACGTCCGTGACCAAAACGGTTTTATGCGTGGCGTTGAGGATATTGCTAGAGATTTATGGAAATCTTTAAATACTAATAAATCAGGTAGAAGTAATATTACTGAGGCAGATTTGTCTTTCTCGCTGCAGCCTGGTAACTCCCTTGACATGATGCTTGACCAATATTTTGGTACAGATGCTGTGCTTCGTCAGGCTATCGTTTCTTATTTGTTCCAATTTGCTAAAAACAATGGCGCAAAAATTGGTGCTGGTTATCAGTCTGAAGCTGGTAAAAAAGAACTGCTTACTACAGGTGCAAGTCCTGGAATTGTTGAAAACATCGGTAGAAGAAATAAAGCCGGTGCTGCAAACGTCAGTGCTTATACTTCAGCCGGTGTTGCAGGTATTCAGGGCGCTAATGATACTATAACTAAAATTACTGAAATTACTACCGGCATGAGTTCATTGCTTGAGGCGTTGGTAGGGGCAAGCACTTTTTCAACAACTCTTGGTAGTGCCGGTAATGGTACCGGTGGAATTTTAATTAAGGGAGCGGTTGATACGGCTAAATCTGTTTCTGATGTAGGTTTAAGTGCTCTTAAGCTCTCTTCAGAAGTTCTCATAGCGGCCGCGGTGTTAGCAGGTATTGTAACAGATAGTAGACATGCTACTCAAATGGAAGATGAGCAATGGGCTGATGCAATTGCTAATGGCCAATTAACGCCTAATGATAAATGGTCCTATGGAGGCATCTCTACGGAAAAGCAGATAGAGTTAAACCAAATAAAAGCTGACCACAACGCTGCTACTGGAACTTCTGCTGTAACCCCAACTGCTTCAACCCCAACTAAGCCAATTAAGCCTAAGCTAAATGCAAGTAATAATCCAACTTGGGACCCAGCTAGACAGCTGGTAAACATTGGCGTTCATCCTACTGGATTTGTGCAACAGTCTGGAAGCATGACGGCTTGGGCAGGTAGCTTGCTAAAAGAAATAGGTGCTCCAGTTACTGCGGGTAACATTGCCTCAATCCTTGCTTGGATGAACGCTGAAAGCAGCTCAGAAAATAACTATCAGACTTGGAATAACCCACTAAATACTACTCGTGCTTATGGCAATTCTATAAATAAGAATTACGCTCACGTTCAAGAGTTTGCTACTGAATCCGCCGGACTTACCGCTACAGCGTTAACTTTAAAGCAGGATAACTTTAAGGGACTATTGGACCTATTTAAGAATGACGCTGGATTTAACAAAATTACTTCTGCTATTACTAATAGCAAGTGGGGCACAAATACTATTCCGCAGTATGTGAATATTACTGTGGACGGTTCTAATGACCCTACAACAGTCGCAAGAACAATTAAAGAATATCTTCAAAGTGCAGCTGAGGCTGAAAGTGCTAGAGATGGCACACCTAGCGGAGGAATGTGGAACACATGAGTGGAAATACTAGCAGTTCAGCGAGTGCTCGTTCTATGGGCTATATATCTAATAACAGCGCTGACAATATTGTTGTAAATGTATACGTAGATAGCTCTTCATACTTTGCGGGAGACACTTCAGTGACTAAGCCTGCATCAGTAAATGACGAAATAAGCCCAGGTATTACTACATCAGTTAAGAAAAACTATAAGTATGTACCTACTGTGCCAACATCTTCAGGTAAATTTTCTTTTGATTCTACTACCCCTGTTATATCTGCTGGTAATACTACGTCTTATCAAACAATAGGTTCTTCGGTAAAACTTACTAAGGGCACTGGCTCTGTCACGTCGTCTGTAGCATATGGAGCTATATCCGCTAACGTGGTTAGATTTGACCAAAAGGATACCGTTACATCCGATAATAAGTTTTCGGTTAAAGTACCTGAAGCCCCTGCTAATCCGGGAGAGTACCAGTGGAACTTGCCGCCTCACCAATGGAGTATGCCAAGGCTTCCTAACTCAGACCCAAATAATATGCCGGCTGAGAATAGAAAAGTTTCTTCTGATGACCGTTACCGCAGAGGCCGTATTTGGTGGAAAGCTAGTGACACATCATTGTCTACCGTAGATGGAAACGGTAATACTACCAAAATTGATAACTCTGACCGCAAATATGGATTCCAGTTTTTATGGAACCCTGCTAGCTTTGGTACATCTGTGGCTGTACAAATGGATGCTACCCCAAACGTCAATGACCGTTTCTTGGGCCAGGTAGGCGCATTCCCAGCTACTGAATCTATTTCGTTTACTATTGAAGTAAATAGAATAAATGATTTTGCGTGTGCCAATGCTGTATTTAAGAGGCCTAATAACATTGGTAGTGCTTTAGGTAATCCTGGAACTAATAACTTTATAACCCCAGCCGAAGTGGCTCAGTTTGCCCCATACTACTCGAATAACGGTAGCTTTACTGCGTCTTTGCTTAAGAATGGTCGTAATAAAACTGTAGAACAAAAGCTTGTAGACCTTTTTCAAAGAGGTACTCTAGCGGACATTGAGTATCTATACACAGCAATCAATGGACCTGGCCCTGGAAGCACTGCTTCTGGGGGCGACTTCTGGAAGAACGGTCGTGGTATAATTACTGCTGACATTGGTTTCTTAATGCCTAGTTTGCTTAACATAGACATTGGCCCATTGTCGTACCTTGGATATGTAACTAACATGTCTGTAAACCACACTATGTTTACCCCGGACATGATTCCTATTCAAAGTACTGTTCAAATTTCCTTTAACCTACTGGCTACTGCTGGTCTTAGCACAGGTCCTTCTACACCTGACCCTGCTACTGCTCCTTCAGGCACGTCTGTTTGGGGGCCAATGTGATGAGTATGGAGGTAACTAATGGCTGCGCCATCTAATGACTCAAGATACTACGACTCAGTTGTAGATTATTTCACTACTACTCCTAATGGAGAAAATGCTCCTGTAATGTTTTATGACTTTAGCGAGCTTGGAAATTTAAACTACGTTGATTACTTGTGGAAAGACGGAGACCGCATAGATAACTTAGCTGCTAAGTTCTTTTTGTTTCCTACTCGTTGGTGGATTATTGCCGAGTTTAACCCTAGAATTACTGACTGGATTAACGTAGCGCCTGGCACAATCGTTAGGATACCTCGTGTCTAATTACGTTACAGTCAACTTTCCTACTAGTTCACAGCAGCCTAAGCGTGTATATAAAGTAGCCCTTATTCAAGAAATATTTGCGCACGATTACGCTACCGTAGAGTTTAGGGATTGGAACTTAGACCCTTTGAACATCAAACCTGGTGTATTAATGACTATTACAATCAGAAATAAAACATACAGCGGGTATGTCCACGACCTAAAGAACCACCAGACTTCCGGCAAAAACTTTACAAAAGTTGGTTTTATTGGCGCATCTTATGTAATGAAACAGGCTAGCCAAAAAATTTATAAAAATATGTCTGCAGATCAAATCGTAGCAGAGATTGCTAAAAAATATAATTTTGCTTATAGGGTTACTCCTTGCCCTATTATCTATAACCAGGTAGCTCAAGCTGGTATGACTGACTGGGAGTTTATGGTTAAACTTGCCAGACAAGCTGGGTACTTCCTAAGAGCAGAAAATACAGAATTGCATTTTCACCCAGTTACTGAGGACTTCAAAGAACTTATTACTGAAGCTGTGACTTTTCAAAAAGCGGATGGAGGATTTAAGCCTGTAAATCCTATCTATTCATTTAAGCCGGTTATTAGCGAAACTTTGAGACACTTTGGCTTTAAGAAGTCTGCTACCTCACTAGCTGGTGTAGACCCTGTCAGCGGTTCATCATTTAAGATAACTAACCAAACATCTTCTGGCCCTAACAGACAGCTATCAAACGTAGACTTTTTTGATTCTCACGCTACTCAGGCTGTGGCAAACGATTACCAAACAGCTAAGCACTACGCCGAAGCTGCCGATGAGAACAGCCGTTTTCCTTATGCTGCGGAAGCTCAGACTATTGGAGTATCTTCAATCCGCCCTTGTATGCCTGTGTACTTTAAAAATGTAGGCTCAGAGTACTCGGGCTATTGGACAGTGCTTAGTGTAACCCACACTGTAACAGAAGAAAATCTAAACCAGCAGATGTATACCTGTGATATAACTGTTGCTTCTGACTCTTTAGGTAGAATTGCGGACAGTAGCATCCCTGCCGTACCTGCTCCCAACCCAACAAGAAAGCTTATCCCTAATCAAAGAAACACAAACGTTAAGCCAAAAACTATTATTTATAAGCCAAGTATTACTACAAAGAGAAACCAAAAGACAGAGTTTATAGATAGAGTTAACAGAGCTAACCAAACTGGGCCTTTCGTAGCAACGGCTCGTTGGGGCTCTACCCACCGCGATTTAAGATACAAATTACCTGACGAGCGTATGCCGCAGTCTGTATGGGCAAAGCTGAGGTCAAATGCTATCTGAAGTTAGATACTACGGAATATACCGAGGAATTGTCGAATCTACTAGCGACCCTGAAAACCTAAATAGGGTTACGTTAACCGTACCGCAGGTATTAGGAACAGAAATCACTAACTGGGCTTGGCCTATTATTTTCGCATCTACTAATAAAAAAATACCATATGGTTCTTGGATTAGCACAATCACGCAAACAACAGCGGATAGCTCTGTAAATAATGTAATTGCTTTGGATACTGTAGAAGGAAGCTACGGTATAGATTTAATTAACCCTAGTACTACAACCCCAGCCACTTCTGCAATTAAATTTAACTATGCTGGCACGTACAATATTCAAATATCTGCTCAGCTATACACCACTATCGGTGGAAATGGGTTTTTAAACGCAGATATGTGGATGAGACAAAACGGCATAGATGTCCCAAATTCTGCAGGCTCTATATCTATTGGTTCTAAAAATCCTTATACAGTTGCTAGCTGGAATTACATAATAGATATTTCTGTTGGTGATACTTTGCAGTGGATTTGGCACGTAAATACCTCTACGTCTACCTCTTTGATTGCCACCTCTGCACAAGCCGGACCCCCTGCTCAACCTGAGACTCCTTCATTTACCGTGTCTGCTACGCACGTTGGCGGGTTTAAGCCTATTGTAGGAGAGCCTTGCTGGGTTATGTTTGAAGGCGGCGACCCTAATTTCCCTCTATGGTTAGGAACATTCTAATGGCTATTAAAGTAATTAATTACCCGTTTTCTTTCGGAAAAAACTCGGCTAACACTAATATCACCTCTATAGCAGCTACTTCTGACTATAAGAAGATATGGCAGCAGCGAGTTTTATTGGTACTTGGAACCAGGCCAGGAGAGCGCCTAATGCGCCCTAATTTTGGTTCTAATCTACACACGGTAGTATTTGAGCCTGAAGCTACTGCAGGCCAAATCGCTAAAGACAGTATTACAAGAGCGTTTATTGACTGGCTGCCCGCACTAGAGCTACGTCAAATATCCCCCTCATTTGACCTCACTACTGGCATTTTAACAGTAAGTATTACCTACGGACTGCCCAATGGGGAGCCAGATAGTGTTACAATTAATACTGGAATATTCAACCGTTCTGGTGATTTACTGCAGGAGATAAACAATGGCTGATACAGTTAACGTTACTAAAAATTATATTCCGCAAATTGACTACGTCTCACGTGACTATACAGCAATTTTAGCGGACTTGACCGCTATTGCTAAGCAGTTTAACCCTACTTGGGCTGTCAGCGACCCTACCGATATCGGTGTAGCGTTGCTAGAAACTTTTGCCTACCTGGGCGACATTATGAGCTTTTACACTGACCGTATGGCTTCTGAAGGTTTCCTAGGGACTGCTAGCCAGCGTGCTAGCGTATTGCAGATTGCGTCTATGCTTGGGTATACCCCAACACCAAGTAGTGCGGCCACAGTCGCGTTGTCTCTTACAAATAATAACCCTAGCGGCACTTTAACTATTCCCGCCGGTACTCAAATTGCTTCTACAACTTTAGTTAATGGACAAAGTACTCAGGTAGTTTTTGAGCTTGATAACGATGTATCTGTTGGTTTTGGAGCAACAGTCAACACGACTGCTACTCAGGGAGTAACAACTACTGATGAAGACCTGGGTACGTCTGACGGTACCCCTAGCCAAGTATTTAAAATTGCTCAAGCTGGAGTTGTGATTAACAGCAGCGGCAGTAACATTATTGTTAAAGTTGGCGGAATTCAATACACATACAGCTCTTCTTTGGTAGACAACAACCCGTATGACTCAGTGTTTAGCACAACTATGGATGCTGATGGCTACACCTATATTGTATTTGGCGACGGAGTTGGTGGCCGCATTCCGCCTGCAACTTATTCAATCACAGTTACCTATCGCGTTGGAGTAGGTTCTGCTGGAAATATCGCAGCAAATTCATTGGCAAAGAATACTTTGACTGGAAGCTACAACGTTACTGTTGCTCAACTAAGCGTTGCTACTGGTGGAGCTGACCAAGAGTCTACTGACTCTATCAGAATTAACGCTCCTAGAGCGCTAAGAACTTTGAGGCGCGCAGTCTCTCTTAAAGACTACGCTTACTTAGCTTTGCAGGTATCAGGTGTTTCAAAGTCAAGCGCTGATGCTGCGGTATGGTCAAACGTTAATTTATACATTGCACCTTTTGGAAGCAGTGCTGTAAACACTTACGGCCCATTTACAAATATTACTGCAATTAATCAAACTGCTAGCGATAGCACCGCTGGTACTGGATATTTAACTTATACGATTGCCACTACGGGGCTTGTGACTAACCAAAGTTACGTAACTATTACTGGATGTACCTTCCCTACTTATGATATCAACACTCCTACGCTAGTAACTTACGCTGATAATACAAAATTTACTGTGGCTAAGCCGGCAAGCATCACTACACTTCCTGGTGTGGCTGGGTCAGTAAGTCCTGGAGCAGATGCTTCTGTTAGCGTTACTGGCAGTAACACTACTGCGTTTAACACACTTAAAAGCAATGTAGTTAATTATTTTGTGGATAAGGTTGCACCAAACGTAACTCTAAATGTTCAACCTCCTGTTTATGTGCCTATAAATCTAGGGCTTACTCTACACGTTCTTCCGCAGTACAATCAAGAGACTGTAGTTACCCAAGCTCAAAACGCGCTTTCTAACCTAGTGTCTTACAATAATTCGTTCTTTGCTGACCGCATTCCTCCTCACTTTATTCTAAACGCACTTACTAATGTTGATGGCGTTGACTATGCTACAGTTGAGCATTTGCGCAGGCTGTCTAATGAGCAAAAGTACTGGACTTATTACTACACTAGAACCGTTGGCACTGCTACATTAACTTTCCCAAATTCCCATAACATTACTGCCGGTCAGATTATTAAAGTGTCTGGTGTTGCTGCTTTTGATGGTACTTATGCCGTAAACTCAGTTACAAGTAACTCAGTTACTATTACTGTTCCAGCAGGAACAGCCACACCTACTGGCGTAACTACCACGTCCAGCTCTCCTTCAGGAGCCCCTACGCTTAACATTACAACGCCGGCATCTAAGGGAATCGTAGTGGGCATGTATGTTACTGGAACGAATGTGCCTTCTGAAACTTACAATCCTGCAATAGTAACGGCTGTAAACGCTAACTCCATAACTATCTCGGTAAATATTGCTACTACTGTTACAAATGGAACCGCGCTTTCATTTAGCTGGCCACCTACTACATACCTAAACTCAGCATCAATTATTGCAGTTGACTCCACCACTTCTGCTGGAGTAACTACTTATGGCATTGTTTGTGCCGCTAATCAAATCCCTATTAAAAACATTTTTACTATCACCGCTCTCGGTGGACTTCAATAAAGGAGAATAAATAAATGGCAACTTATCCAGGTAGTTTAAAAACCTATACTAATAAAGTAGACGGCATTGATACCGTTTTAGCTGCTGACATAAATAGTGTTCAGGGAGAAATTCAGGCTATTGAAGCAGAGCTTGGAGTTAATCCAAGGACTTCTTCTCTGCCGGCTTCTACTGGAGCATATAATTCCAGCGGTACAAACACTACCGTAGCCGCTAGGTTAACTAACCTAGAAGCTGGCCTTACTGGAGACGCCGGTGATGGTGTCCGAGTAGGGTACACCTTACTGCACAGCGGTAACTTTACATCAGCTCCAGGAGCTCTTGCTATTACTGGAACATCGTACACAAAACTTGTAATAGTTGTTAGGATTACCACTGCAGGCTCATCAAGCGCAATAACAGTTAACGTTAATGGGGCAACCACTGTTAAATATGGCGGTTTTACTTACCCATCCTCTGGAGTACCTACCGCAGGTATTGGAAGCTTAACTGGTGGAACTTTTCCTATCAGCAACGTAGCATCTCCCGCATCTGGAGATACTATTACTGCAGAAATTTATAACGTAAATGGCACAGGGGCTAAATCTGCCACTTGGGTAAACGGTGTTGGATTTGGCTCAGGAATTGCAACAGCTGGTGGAACTATTACATCTGCAGTTACTACCCTTACTTTACAGGCAACAACTACTTATCCTACAGCAGCTACTTATTCAATTTATGGTGTCAAGTAATAGGTAAATAAATGACAGTTTATGGTTCTAAAGTATACGGGTCTTTTAGGTATGGAATTGCTTCCACTACCGATATAAGCGTATACCCATTTACTGCGCAGTCTTTGGACTATGGAACTATTAAACTATCCTGGAAATACCCTTTATCTACCGCAAACTTTACTACGTTTTCTATCGTAAGAAATCCTATGGGATTCCCGGTTACCCCAGACGGCGGAGACTTAGTCTATAAAACCGATAAGACTGCCCTAACCACGGCTGGTCCTGGTAGCACTAGTCTTCTAGGGCTTGAGGGTGTCCTAGCGGATACCGGCGCTTTTTACGACCCTATTACCGGCTCTGCTACTGCTACCTACACTGGTACTACTGTTTACGATACAAATGGCAGTACCACCATCTCATTAGTTGCGGCTAACCCAAATATAAAAGTTGGTCAAGCCGTTACGTATACTCCTTCGGGGTACCTAACCGGTCCTAACTCTGGAAATGGGATTGTTGGCGGCACTACAGTAGCAACCGTTAATGGTACCAATATAACCCTAAGTGATGCTGCGTCCATTCCTGGCGGAACTTCATTAATCTTTACTCCTACATTACTAACTCCGGGTAAAATTTACTACTATTCTGCATTTGTTTTGTCTAATAACTACTGGATACGTGTCGGAACTGCTTTAGGCACTTCTATTAAAAACTACAGTACAGCTGAGTTTATGTATAACTCACTCCCATATGTTTATACTTCAGCGTACTCATCAGACACTCCAAATAGAAATAATGACTTATATAACTTTTTAAGAGTTATTGGTATTCAGTATGACCTCATAAAAACAAACGTTGATAATGCCAAAAACAGATATAACATAAATGAAGTTAACGGTAAATTACTGCCGGCTTTCATGGACCAAATGGGATTTAACTATGAGAGCGGATTGGGTATTCAGCAAGGAAAACGACTTTTAAGTAACGTTGATTATATATATTTGAACAAGGGGACTACTCAGGGAATAAAGCAGTTTGTAAAATCATTTACAGGATACCCTGCTGACATTGCCCCATTTAAAAATTTATTTCTAACCCTTGACTGTGCCTCTTTCGAGGCTTCAACAGGTTTTTGGAATACTAGCGGAAACGCTTTATCTCTTGTAGAAACTACTGCTGCAGAAGAAGGTGGTTTTCCTGTCCCGTACTCAGAAAGTGGCTCTCCTACTGGATATCCCAACAGTCAGCTTGGGTATGCAAAAGTTGAGGTAACATCTGTAGCCGCAGGGTCTGTGTGGGAGTTATCTTACGGTAGTTCATTAGATAGCGCTGTTATTAACGGATTTGGCTCAAACAATTCCCCGTCCGGCTATTCTTATATCACTATTAATACCGATACTGATCATAGCTTTGCTGTAGGAGACACCGTAGTTTTACAAGGAATGAGCCCTAATTATATAAACGGTATTTGGGAAATTCTTTCTGTTCCAGATAGCAAGGCTTTTACTTTCTACAACCCTACGGCCACTACTAGTTTGTCTATTTATGGAGGGCTGGCATCGGCAAAGCTTTATAGCCCTAAATTATGTGGTATTCCAATTTCGGCTAGCACAAATTATAGATTATCTTTATACATATACGCGCCTTCAGCAAGGTATATTGATGCCGGTATTAAATGGTATGACCAACGTGGCACCTATATCTCGACCTCTACAGGCAGCGATGCAGTCTATAGCGGAGATGAAAATACCTGGTATCGTTTATACTATACCGTAACTTCTCCAACATATGCTGCTTATGGAGTTCCGTTTGTAAAATTTTTGCAGGCTACCGGTGCTGGAGTGCCTGCTCTTATGACTGTAGGTGAAAAATATTATATTGACGGATTGCAACTTGAAGTTACTCCGTATTCTACAAAGTACTATGATCCTAGACGTGTGGATGTATATTTAAAAGCCCCTAGAATTAATGAAGTTATTAACCCTGGATTTGAACTAGCTACTACTAACTGGGCTACTACCGGTACTAGTGCTTTTACCACAGACAGCACAGCCGGAAATATATACCCTACTAGCGCTGTGGGTCTAGGCACAGCAATTAGTACTACTTCGGCTAGACTTACTGCCAATGCTTCATCTACAACCTTAACCCCAAGCAGTGCTATTCCAGTAACAGGTGGTATTCCGTACGCTATTAGCGCCTATATAAAGGCCGCTGGAACTAACACCGCTACTATAACTGTGGTTTGGAAAAACTCTGGCGGAACTACTTTACAGACTGATACCAGTTCGGCAGTTACTTTAGCAACTACATTTACTAGAGTGTCTCTTGCCCCTACAAGCACTAGTGCCACACAGATGTATGCCCCAGCCACTGCAGCTACTGCGACAATTACTTTTACTATTACTGGAGCAAACGGAAATATTTATTACGTAGACTCCATATTGTTTGAAACTAGCTCATCTGTAAACGCATACTTTGATGGAAGCACTGGATATAACGTCACTGAAGACCTTATTTGGGAGCAAAACGCAGCAGGAACTAAAGGTACCGCAAGTACCGGTAGAAGTCTTTACTACCCTAATAGATTGGTTACTGAAAGCCGCCTAAAGGCAGTTTTGGCAGAGTATCTTCCTATAGGAACTAACTATTCTGCAATTATTGGTACAACCATTACTTGACGTTTCCTAATTCTTCTGTATACTAATACTTCCGTTCATAGGAGGTAAGTATGAGACGAGTAACCATCGCGGTTATGGGTAATGGTAAAACAACCCGGGCTAACGTAGAGGCCCTTATTAGTGATGTTGTAGATTCAGTTGATGAAGCAATCATTGCTATTGTGTACGACGAAAAGAAATCTGATGGGGTCGAATGGGCCTATCAATACGCAATCGATAAAGAACTTCCAATTCTTGACTATTCCAGGAATAATTATGAAGAATTATTGGTTGAGAATACTAGAGAAGAACTTAGATTCTTTGCTCTATGGGATGATGACGATTCAGAATGTCAGACTGCTGCTTCGATAGCTCAGCAGAATAACGTCCCAGTATATGACCTTACAAATGGTCTTATGTTAATCCCCTTGAGTCAAAATGTAATAGCTAGCCCTCCCCGCGTAGTAATGCCGGTAGTAGAGACTCAAGTGGATAAAGAACCTGAACCTGTCGAAGAAGTAATCGAGTCTATTGATTCAGCTTTGTCTGACGATGTAGATTACGATGACGACGAGGTATATGATAGCGAGTACGACCTAGAGGAAAATCTGGTCGTGTTAGTATCTGAGCTAGGTAAGATTTTTGCTCGCTCATTTGCTACAGAGTTCAAACGCATCATCAAGGAATAACATGTCCATAAACATCAGTAGGCAGGCACAGGACTGCCTCG